ATTTTGGTATCTATACCAACTTGAAAAGGAATGGATATAAGTCTTTTTGGTAAAGCCACATTAACCTCTTATGATTTGTGCCATGCTGAAGAACCGTCTCCAACTATCATGGTGCTTGAATTATCTGAAGCTATTATTAGAGAAGATTCATTATCTATAGTATCTGATCCTGATACATTAACGGTTATATTATTTGTATATGATTGTCCAGATGCATCTTTGATTATGTAAATTCTACCTGTTGAAACTGAGTTAGCTAAAGGTAGGGTTATAGCACGAGGAGAAGTAGTATCAACAATAAGATAAACAAAGGTATCCGAGGCGCTAATAGCGATGTCGCCGGCAACACTCGTCGTCTCAAATAGTTGAGCATTACCAGGAGTCGAAGCAAGAGCTCCACCAGAGGTGATCTGAATTGCAACACCACCAGAATTAGTAAAATAGAGATCTCCACTAGATACGTAGACTGATGAGGCATTTGAGGCTCCTGTTAGTGTTGATCCGTTGTTAATGTATTGAGTGCTTAGTAGGCTAAATGGTTTATTAGAGTTAAAGTCTAAGTTTTCATTTATATTTAGACCTGCTGTAGGTACTTGAGTTCCTTTTCCGCTTGTATGATCGTGTGAGTCTATAGTTTCTATAGCTGTATTTAGGTCTGTAGCCCACTCCGGTCCTAATGTGACCGTAGGTGTTGGTAGGTCTAAATTCATAAAAGTTGTCGCCATTATTATCTCCTAAAAAATCCAAATGTCTACTTGTACTGCATGGGAGCATGCTATACTTAGACTCGTAGTCGGTTGAGGATTTGTATCTTGTAAATCCCATATTCTAGAGTCTGCTCTTTTTCTTACTATAAACCATCCGAGTGGTTTGCGTCCTAGTTTGTGCTTAATTTCATTAGATACTCCAGCTTCTAAGCATATATCTTTTACTAAAACTCCGTCTAATGGTGTAAAGTTTAAAACGTATTTTGCAAATTGTTCTACATTTTCTTGTACTTGCTTTACTTCTCTGTCTTTAGCATCTATTTTTTTAAATGCTTTTACGCTATTATTTCGAGCCACTATTAGCTCCTAGTTCGACCGTAGAAAAAGTCGTCATTTTCGATATAAATATCTGATATAGATTCTGGTTCTCCTGCATCTCTATTTTTAGATGATTCCTCTATGCGTCTTTTTAAGTCTGCTTTTTGCGCCATAAGTACGCTTACGTCTGACTCTTCTTTATTTAACATTTTAATAGCTGCATCTACTATTACGTATTCTGCGTAGTAGTTGATGTCGTCAAATGTATCAGTGTCGTCTACTAGTTCTGTACTTTTAGGTATGTACCATACTCTTACTTCTATATTTGAATCTGGTGCTGGGCTAAGTCTTAACTTGTTTCCTACTAGCCTGTATCGTACGTTTGTAATTCCGATATAGTCCCATACTCCGAAGTGTTGAAACCTGTTACGCTCATTAAAGTTAAATGGCTTTAGTGTAAAGTAATCGTCTCCGTTTAGCTTTGCGTCTAAGGCTCTTAGTTTGTAAAAATCATTATTTGGGAATATAGTTGAAAGCTCGTATGATTCTTGTCCGCCTACTGTAGTAAAAGTTGTTTCTTCTACGTAGTAGTCTTCTCCGTAAGATTGTACTAATATATCATGCAATTCTGCGATTGAACTGTTTATGTAATAATTTAATTCTGTATCGTCAACAAATTGACTTTCTTCCATATCTGCTCGCTCTCTGGATCTTTCTCTTAATTGTGCAAGTGTGATAGACATGGTATCTCCTGTGTAAAAAAGCCCCTCATTCGGGGGCTATTAATCCTTTTTAGTCTTCTTTTTCTTCTTCTAGCATGCAGAGTGTTATAAAAGACTTAAGTGCGCTTTTAAGTGCTCCTGCATCGCCGCTTTTAATAGAGCTGATTAGTTCTTCTGCGGCTACGTCATAGCCATTTTGATTGTACTCAACTTCTGCTCCATCTTCTACTTTTTTAGGCTTCATTACTTCTTCTTTCATAGAATCATAGTCGCTAGAGCCACTAAGTTTTTTTCTAATTTTTAAAAGTATTGCGCCTTTTTTCTTTTCATCTATTGGCAATGGCATTTTAGGCTCCTATTATTTTACACTAGAGTTTTTAACGTCAACAACCACGAAAATGTCTGAAGAAGCTTGAGTAGCAGATGCTTCTACTACGATTGTTTTAGCAGAAACTACGTCGTGAGAGTCTACGTGAAATGAAGCTGCAACTCCACCGATTACTGAAACTCCCATTAACTTACTGTAAGAATCTTCTAAAGTAATTGTGTACTGGTTAGTTGAGTGAGAAACTGAAGCAACACCAGCTCCGTCAATTGAGCTTACGTCTCCAGATCCATCAGTGCTAATTACAACGTGAAGGCTCTTCATTTCTTTTTCTAATGATTGGTGTCTTTGAAATCTTCTATTTGCCATGATAATCTCCTTTTAGTCAGACCTCGACAATGAGGGCTGCGATTATTTTTTGTGTTTTTGTTTATGTTCAAGTTGTGCTGCTTGCTTAGCTCGAAACATATCTTTCATAGAAGCATGCTCTTTATTTTTAAGTTTTTTTCTCATTTCACTAGATATTTTATCTCTAGCTGCTTTAGACTTTTTATACTTAGAGTACTTTTGTTTTAAAGCTGCAGCAAAGTTTTTTTTCATGTCTTCCATAGTTAGTCCTAGAAGCTCCTTAGCCCATAAAGGCTAAAGAGCTTATATTAAAAATTAAGAAAGAGTGATGTTAGCGTTGAAACCAGGGGCTTTACATCCTAATTGAGCATAGTACCCAACTCGAACTTCTACAGCATCCGCATTAGTTTCTCTTAACATTTTAAGTCCATCAGAATCTAAGATCTTGGGAGCTTTACCAAGAGAGTAAAGTTTCCAGTGCTCCATAGAAAGCATAAAAGCTTTGTTTTCTGGGCAGTTTTGATCAGGGATACATCTGATTGGTCCACGAGGTCCGTGAATCATGATTCCTCTGAATCCGATTTCACCAACTTTGTGATCAATGTATTGAACTTTAGATCCTAAAGCTTTTTCTAAATCAGAAAATTTGCTGTAGCTCATGAAGCAGTACTCAGGCTTTCCACCTTCTCTACCAACTCTAGCAGCAGCATCTACAAGAGCTTCTTCGATTGGCTGAGCAGATCCGTCGTAACGAATACCAGCTAAACGAGTAGCATCTGAAGATCGGTCAACGCCAAAAAAGTTATCTCCACTAGTAGGAGCACTGTTTGGAAGCCAAGCTAAAAGACCTTTAATTTTAAGATCATAATCACCTTCTACGAAGATGAAGTCATCATTAGCAGATCCAGAACCACCATCGATAGCAGTTTGAGCATCTACAGTTAGAACACCAGAGTCTCTGTTTACACCATTAACAGTTACAGATCCAGATTTTACAGATCCACCACCATCAGCAGTAGAAACTACAATTTCCATTCCTACTTCAAAGTTAGTTACATCTTCAACATTTTTAAGTTGGATTGAAGTACCAGTTGAACCAGTAGCAACTTGACCGATTGAACCAGAACCAGATCCGTAAAGAGAGATAGCTAGTGAACGAGTAGCACTTTCGATAGCACCATCGATTTCAGAAGTAGCAGCTTCGATGAATGCGTTAGCATTTCCTTTAGAAGCTTCGATAGTTTCATTATCGATAGAAGCAAGAGAGTAATCTTTGTTACGAGTAAGTAAGAAAGCTTTGTATTGAGAGTTAGTTTTGTTAGATTGAGCAGTACTAAAAGTAGCAGATCGACCTTGAGGAATTCCAAATTTGATTGGAAGTTTAAGGTTTTCTCCACCAAAGTTTTCGTACTTAGATAACATAGCTAGAAGAGGATTATCTTTGTAAACCATGTTTTCAATTCTTTGATCAGTGTAGTGTTGTTTAAGCGCCGAAGCGAATGAAGTTAAATCTAAAGACATTTTAGACTCCTTTATTTTAAGTTAGTTAGTTGTTATTATTCTTCCCACTTGAGCATTCTGGCTATAGCAGCCTTAGACTCATCATTACTTAAATACTTGGAACCTTGTGTGGAAACCTGTGTTCCTAAGTCGTTAGATAGTGTTGGCGATTCTACCCTTTTTTCTGAAGCTGGTGCTTCTGGCTTGCTGTAAAGACCTTTTAACTTGTTAGTCTCGTATAATTTCTTTGCTTCTTCGAAGAGATATTCCTCAACTTGGTCAGCAGCTTCTTTGTTGCTGAGAATGTTTCCAGTTTCGGCGTGGTGTGACTCTATAAGCTCATAAACTAAGTCTACTGAATCATTGGCTCTTATCATTTCATAGTCTTCAGAGGTGTTGACAAAATCTGTTAATTCTGTCATAAAGTTCTGAATAGTCTCTTGATACTTAGTTTCTTCTGCTTTCTTATCTCTTTCTAATATTTCGTTTCTAATATCTTCTAATTCTCGTGAGTATTTATTTTCTATTTCCTGTCTCATTAGTTCCATTTGCATGTCTTGAGTCAGTTTTCCGTCATTTAAAGCTAGTTCTGTCAGTTTATCGTAGCTAAGTCCTAGTTCTGCTAAAGTTTCTAGAGGATTTTTCTTTAATCTATACTCTAAAGGTACTTCAGGCTCTTTTTGATTAGCTAACTCTTCTTGTTCTTTTTTCCATGCTTCGTACTCGCTATATTTTGCCTCAACTTCTTTTTGACGTGCTCTAAACTCCTTTTCTTTTCTAGATAGAGCTGCAAATTTTTCAGCAAAGTTGGCGTCTTCAGGGCTTTTTACTTCCTCTTCAGATTTAGACTCTTCTGCTACTTTTTCGTTCATAGCATCGCTGATTGACTGTTCCGCTTGTACTTCTTCCGCAGGATTTACAGATAGATCTGTGACTGCTTCTGATTGCATTGATTGTTCTGACATGTTGTCTCCTTTTTTTACTTTGTGCTTTTAGGTACTTAGCCTAAAAACGGACATTGTGGTCCAATTATATTCTGATGTTATACAATAGGAGGTTCTTGACCTTCTACTGGTAGTAAATCGCTAGTTGGCGCAGCCTCTGGTTGAGCAATTGGAGCTTCTGCTGGCATAACCTGGTTTTGAGGAGGCATTGAGCCGGCTTGTGCAGCTAAAGCGGCTTCTTGTTCAGCTTGCATTGCTGCTGCTTCTGCTTTTTCTAATAAGTCTTGGCAGTCTTCCATGTAGCGTCTTAAAAGCTCTAAATTCTCTTCTGGAGCTCCTTCTGATCGGTACTTAAGGTAAGCCATTTGAGCTTTTTGCTTAGCCATGTCTAGATTCTGATACGGCTCTGGTGGCTCATATATAGAGTCGTCTATCATGGATTCGATTTGGCGCTCAATATTATCTATGTCTGCGTTATATAGTGAGTTTGCTTGCTCTAGATCTGGGAAGTCTAGTAGCTTCATTCCGTCTTCTTTAGATATAAAGCCTGCTTGAAGCAGTTCTTGTACGTCTTGCAGTCTACCTGCTGGAGTAGTGCTAAGACTAGAAGTTGGGAATATATCCATCATGAACTTATCTTCTTCCATGTCTACGTCTTCCCATTTAATGGTTTCTATAAAGCCCTTTCCTTTAGCTTTTACGTTAAACTCTGGATCTTCTTGGTAGCAGTCACGAGCCATGTCTATCATGATACGGGCAGCATCCATATACATACGCTCATAGCGCTTTCCAACTTCTAAAAACCTTTCAGACTCGATGTCGTTAAACTCTCTTAGGGCTTTTCCAGAATCTAGTCCGGCTGGCTTTAAACTACGAGCACTTAATTGGCTAACACCGGCAATTTCGTATGCTCGGTTATATAGTCTATCTAAGTGGCTAAATAGCTCTCCAGGAATAGTTCCTACTGATTCGTAGCTAGGCTTTGTTCCTGCGTATTTTACAATTCCGCCAATTTTATTGTTTAAATGTGCTGTAACTACTTTAGAACTTGCTTCTACGAAGACTTTTGGAATAGATGTTAGGTGCATAGAAACTTGAATAGTTCTAAGTATTTTATTGATTTCCATTTGTATGCCCTGAAGCTGCTCAGCCATGCCTTGACCGAAGAAACCTACAGGTCGCTGTGTCCATTTAATATATACAAATGGAAAGTAGTCTTTTGTGTAATCTTCTTGGAATAGGGTGTGCTCTCTAATTGTGATGCAGTGAACACCGTCTTGCTTATTTTTTCCTGATGGCAGTTTCCATGATTCTATGACTCTTACCATGTCTTTTGCATTGCTGTAATTGCTAGTTCCGTACTGGGCTGTATCGGTTTGCATGTCTATTACGCCGTCATTGCCTGGGAACATGGCTTTCAATACGTCTCTGTGAATATATTTGATTTGATGCATTTGACGAGGCTTGCCGTATAAGCACTCTGCGTCGTCTACTTTAATTTCGTCAGTAAATACACGCTCAGCTTTAATATTTCCGTTCTGCTTGTAGATTTTTATAAAGCCTGTTCCAAATATACAGGCATCTTGGAAAGCTTTTGAGCCTTCGTCGTACATATTTGAAGAGCTAAAGATACCTTCGCAGAATTTTGTAAGTTTTTTGGCTCTGCGTTGTAGGCTCCAATCGCCACCTTCTGTTAAAAATGTAGGTTTTGGTTTATTTTTGGCTACTTTTGATACGACTGTATCTACCATGGATTGTACGATATTGAGAGTTACTCGGTGCTTTACGTTGTAGCTGGTTTCTGTTCGGTTGTAGCTGTATGAATCTAGTCCTAGCATTTCATAGTTGCCGTAAAGTCTCATAAATTTTAAATTATCATTAGATCTGTAACCTTGAGATTGGTCTAGGTGCTCTAAGTATTGAAAAACTCCTGTATGAAGTTCTTTTTTGTTTGACCACCAATATCTAAAAGTATCTGATTCGTACATGCTCATACTAATATCCTAATTAATTTGTCGACCAGTAAAGCGCTTCTTCATCATCTTCGTTGGCTTCTGGGTCTGTGTCTGTTATAGTTTCTGTCGATTCTAGTAATGATTTTATTCTGGCTTGATTCTCTTCTTCTCCAGGTATCATAGCTAGTTCGGAGATTTCAAACTCTATATCACCTGATTTAAAGGACTTAACTTTATTTTCTTTAGCCCATTCTATAAATTGTTTAATTTCTTCAATATTTTTTAACATAATACTCCCTAATATTTATACGTTATAAGTTGTTAAAAGTCAAAGTCGTCCATCATCTCTTGAAGGGCTTCTGCGTCCTCTTCGAAAGACTCATATAGCTCCCAATCTGGATTATCTTTGCGAAATTGCACCTTTTCTGCTTCTTTTTGCTCTAAATCGTCCATATATTTATCTGTTCCTACTGTAGCTCTTTCTTCTGGCTTTTCAGATAGGTAGTGCCGGCACTCACGCCACGCATATAGTACGGCGTCACATATATCTGAGTGGTATACGGTGCTTATCTTTGGACGCTCTGGGTTTCTAATTTTAGACTCACGATCCCACTGTACACGAGCGCAATCGTCTTCGAAGATGGAATTTTTAAATGCTGCAAACTTGCCTCTACGTAGGTCGTCATTTAATAGTTCTATAAATTCTACTTTTCTGCTCTTTTCTGCTGCATCTATTACTAGACCGTGACGCAGGTTAAGCTCTTCTTGGATTTTCTTACCTAGTGCGCCGGCGTCCATAACCATTTTTATTGGATTATATAGGTCTTTTAGGTCTTTTATGCGCTCTACTAGGCTAGTAATGTCTTGTTTTCGCACTACGTCTTCTTCAACTAGGTAGACTTTCTTCTCGTAAGTGTTGTATCCTAGTACGCATATGGCGTCTGCGTCTTCGAAGCCGATGTCGATGCCGAATATGTAATACCATGCTCCCTCTTCTGGAAGCTTTTCGTAGGTGTTGTTATCTTTTCTAAATTTAAATACTAGAGAGTCTAGGTCTTCTACCCATACTCCATAAGTTTCTCTTTGGTAGCCTGGATCGTTTTCATCTATTTCAAATAGCATACGTTCTTCTTCAAGAGTTAGTTCTAGATCTAGCTTAGGAGGGTTATGCATATGTGGATTGTCGAATGCTGTCCAGTGATGTGCGCTCCAGTTTTTATTTTGGCTATATTCAAAAAATGTTCCGGCTGGAACTGGTCCAGGGGTTCCTGTTAGGTATAGGCTTCCACGTAAATCTCGAAGTGCTGGAGTAATTACGTCCTTAATTAGTTCCTTAAGATAGGGCTTGAATGATTGGCACTCGTCGATGTAGCATTTTTTAAGCTTCCATCCTCGATATTTTTCAATTTCTGTTCTGTCTTTAACACCCTCGATAGCTATTTTACTGCCATTGGGAAATCTTACGCTTAAACGAGTATTATCTAACTTGCAGTTTAGCTTATAATCTTCTATAACCTTAATAATATCAGCCCATATAATATTTCTGGCATTTTGCTTAGTTATGGTTAGGTATAAGCACAAGGAACCGGGATTATTTGTGCACGTATCGATCATGTCTGCTACTATGCCCACGGTTTTACCAGCTCGACGACTACATACTGCAGTGCGGAATCGTGGTCCCGAGCCTCTAAAGAACTCTACTTGAGGCTTAAAACAAAAGTCCTCAAAATTAAAAAGAAGCTGCTGGTTAGCAGCCTCTTTTAGCTCTTTGCGTTTTTGAATTTCAGCTAATAAAGCTTGCTTTTTAGAACTGTCCATCTATTATCTTGGTCGCTTAATGTCCACAGATTTTACGTTCGGTTTCTTTTTAGCTTCTGCTTTATTGTGAGATTCTAGCTCAGCGTCTCTATCGTTGTAGAAGTGTATACATTTTAAGTTTGTTACTGGTACGATTACATGGTCAAATTCATTTTTAATGTCAATTAGCATGTCATTAAGAAATTTAATTTCTACTTTAGGCTTGTTCTTAATGTCTTGGCTTGAGAAATAGGTTTCAGATCTTTTATTAAATTCTACGCTTTGGTATAAGTTAATTCTTTTAATAGGTTCGTTTAATTTCATTATAACTCCTTATAATTGACCATTAATTAATGGACATTTTGATGTTTTTACTGTTCTAGATCCAAAAAGGCTTCGTACTGTAGTAGATTCCTTACTTTGAATTAATCCGGTTGTGCATTTAATTTCAACGATGCGATCAGCATGATTTAAGTGTATAATATCTTTTCCTACTACCCACCATTCATTTATAACACGAGCTTTATACTTTTTTAGACTAATGCCGATGCGCTTGGCGTTTCTAATTTCCATGCTTCGCACTATTTTTTTAATCATAATTAGACGAGACTCTAGTTCGCCGCTTTCTATTTGACCTCCTATGCCGCTAAGTCGTGCTCTGTGAGCCATTAGGGTGCTAGAAGCTAGTACTAGGCGCTCGTTATTTACAGCTTGTAATATAGCATGTGCCATGGAAGCGCAAAAAATACAAACTACTTTTACGTTTGGATAGCCTTTTAGAAATTCTATTAGCTGCTCTCCTGCGTCAATAGAGCCTCCTGGGCTGTTTATTACTAGGTATAGCGGTTTAGAGCGGTGTAGTCTTTTGGCTTGACGATCAATTTTTAACTGTATTGCTGTAACTGAGTCTGCTGTAACTGCACCTCTGAAGTTTACCGTATTGGCTGTATGGAGTACTATCTGCTTGTTATTCTTCCTTGGCGTCGCTGCTGTCGATAGTAGCATCGCTAGTACTATTATTAAGTTGGGCATTTGATTCTCCTTTTAGCGCTTTATTTTCGGCTAATAATTGCTTTGCAATAAGTTGCATTTGCTGGTAGTTAGATGTCTGCTCGATGAGCATTTGTATTAAGCTATTTTTAGATTGAGTCTTAAGTCTTTTTTTAAGTTTTTGATATGCTTCTCTAGCTATTTTCTTTTGCTCTTCAATATTAAGCTCTGCTTCTTTAGCTGCAATTAGGGCTTCTTCTTGCTCAGGGGTTAAATCTTGTGATACAGTTTTTTCAGTCATTAGGTCTCCTTGGTTTAACCTTGTACCGTATGATTATAGCTAAAAATACAATATTTAGCAAATAGTTAGCAATTAGTGGAATATCGCCTTTGGGTAGCATATATATTAATAGGAATATTTCTCCTATAAGCCACATTAGTAAAAAAGTCCAACTAATGCCGTGAGCGTGTCCTTGGAGGCAGCATCTGACGACTTGGGGGAATGCGCAAAACGATAGTAGGGTAGAGCCGGTCCAGGCAAAGTATTGAAGATCCACTTTTAGTCTCCTTTAATCTCCATGTTCTTTTTTAGGTCTTTTAAGAGTTTAACTTTAAGCTTTCTAATATTCATTCTAAATCGGGCTGATTCGATTACCTTTTGCCCGTCACGAGTTTCTGTATTAACATCGGCTATATGGTCTATAGTGTTTAACAGACCTTCTATAACGTCTAAAAAGTGGTCTACTAGTACTTCAACCTTTTCAATGTCTACCTGTTTAGGCTTATTATTAGATGATTTCATCGATTACCCCTAATTCGAGACATTGCTCGGCTGAGAGGTATAGATTTTTATGCTCGCAGCTTTTTTCCCAGTACTTTGCGTCTTTGTCTGTAAGCTCTTCCATCCAGGTAGCCCATACTTTCTCTTCTCTTTTCATCTGCTCAAGATTGCTTTTATTCTTTTCATCACCACTTCTCCAAGAAGTTATTATAGACCATTCACTATTTTTAAAATCTTGATACATCCTA